CTTTCCTTTTCTAACCCACAAAACACTTCGATCGCCCACGATCAGACCGGATCGTTTTGATTAATCTTAAAACGGGAGAGATCTTATTAGATCAGGATGGATCGACAATAGGAGGTGTGCAAACTCCCCGTATTCACTCACAATTGAATGATTTGCCGTCTAAAGGTCATGAGATGGTTGAGTTTGCTAAGGAAATCGGTATGCCGTTGATGCCTTGGCAAGAGTTTGTTGCAATTCATGGTCATAAGGTCAAGCCAGACGGCCGATACCACCACTCAGAATGTGGACTCGTAATTGCAAGGCAGTCCGGAAAATCTACATTTATGATGCTTAGGGTTTTAACAGGAATGTTCGTATGGGGCGAAAACTTACAGCTGTCATCAGCTCATAGATTAACTACATCTTTAGAAACCTTTAGGCAGATGGTTGCGATTATTGAGTCAAACGATAAATTGGCAAGTGAAGTAAAAAAGATTAGATGGCAACATGGAGCTGAGGAAATGGAATTAAAAGGCGGTCGGCGCTTTGTGGTAAAAGCAGCTAACAATGCAAGCCGAGGAATTTCAGCGCCATCCAGCATTCATTTAGATGAGTTACGAGAATATAAGGATGAGGATGCTTGGTCATCAATGCGTTACACAATGATGGCTTCAAAAAATCCTCAAGTATGGATTTATTCAAACGCTGGAGATCAACATTCTGTAATCCTAAACAAACTTAGGGAACGCGCTATCGCAGCCAGCGTGAACCCCTCCGATACGATCGGTTGGTTTGAATGGAGTGCCGAGCCAGATGCACCGATCACACTCCCGTCAGGTGAGATCAATTGGCCAGCCTTTGCTCAAGCCAACCCTTCGCTTGGTATAACAATTCATCCAGATAACATTAAAGCTGTTATCAATGATCCACCTGATATTGTGCGAACCGAAGTTTTATGTCAATGGGTAGATACAATAAATTCTGCAATTGATGCACAGAAATGGGAATTGTGTAAAACTGACCCAATACCATTAGACCCCGACAAAGAAACTTGGTTTGGTTTAGATTTAAGTCCAGATCGTAAATTTGGCGCATTAGTTGCAACTCAAAAACTACCGGGAGAAAGATTTAATTTAGTTTTACTCCATACATGGTCAAATGATTATTCAATTAATGATTTAGCGGTTGCAAACGATATTGCACCTTATGTAAGAAAATATAATGTTCAGACTGTCGCTTATTCCAAAAGGACTGCACAAGCCGTCGCAAGTCGGTTAGTTCCTGCTGGAATTCCCATTACAGATATGGATGGGGCGATATACGCTGAATCGTGTGATCGTTGGTTAGGCGCAATTAATTCCCATCGATTACAGCACGGGGGTCAAGACGAACTGACCCAACAAACACTTTCCGCTGCAAAACTGCCCTATGGGGATGGGTCATGGATCATCGGAAGGCGTGCAAGTAGAGTCGCAGTTTGTGCAGCTGTGGCATCTGCTTTGGCAACCTATTTTGCAACACAGGTAGAAACGGAAGTTGATATACAAATAGCATAATATATTGACTTTATGGTATATTATATGCTAATGGGATTATTTGATAGATTTACAGCAAAACAAACAATTGATCCAGTAGATGTGTCTGCTGCTTTAGCGCCTTACAATGCGCAACAATTACTTGGCGGAATTTTATTTGGTGGAACAACTGCAACGCGTGAACAATTTATGGCAATACCATCAGCAGCAAGAGCAAGAAATATAATTTGTTCAACAGTAGGATCTTTACCTTTAGAGCAATATAATCATTTTACAAATGAACATGTAAGACCAAATAGAGTTATTATGCAACCAGATCCAAGAGTTGCAGGATCAGCGATTTATAGTTGGATCGCTGAAGATTTATTGCTAACAGGTCGCGCTTTTGGAATGGTTATGGATTCCTATGCTTCAACAGACGCTTCAAGAATTAGAGCATGGACAAGAATTGCTCCTAATAGAGTATTTGCATCATTAAATGCAGACTCAACAGAAATTGAGTATTACACAGTTGATGGCAAGCGAGTGCCACCATTTGGTATTGGATCGTTAATTGTATTTGATGGTTTAGATGAAGGTGTATTAAACAGAGCAGGTCGCACAATTAAAGCTGCTGCTGAATTAGAAAAAGCAGCTGAAATGTATGCTAAAGAGCCAATGCCACAAATGGTTCTTAAATCAAATGGCACAAATTTAACACCAGAAAGAATTACAAAACTTTTAGAGTCATGGAAATTGTCAAGATCAACACGCTCAACTGCATTCTTGAATGCTGATGTTGAATTACAAGCATTAGGTTACGATCCTAAATCGCTACAAATGAATGAAGCACGCCAATACCTTGCTTTAGAAATTGCAAGAGCATCTGGCATTCCTGCATCATTTGTATCTGCTGAAACTACATCAATGACTTATTCAAACATGACAGCAGAGCGTAAAGCATTAATTGATTTCTCACTTCGACCAATTCTTACAGCTATTGAACAAAGATTATCAATGGCAGATTTTTGTCCTAATGGAATTGAAACTCGATTTGATATAGATGACTTTTTGCGTGGCTCAGCATTAGAGCGTGCGCAAGTTTATGAAATCCTAAACCGCATCGGCGCGATGAGCGTTGAACAAATCCAAGAGGAAGAAGACCTAATACGATGAAAATTAGTTTCCCAATAGAGATAACAGCTGCTGATACTAACAAGCGCACAATCTCAGGAAAGATCGTTACATGGGATGAGCAAGGATCAACAAGTGCAGGATTAACTGTGTTTGAAAAAGATTCAATCGATTTCTCAAAGCCTGTCAAATTATTGCTTGAGCATCAAACAACCAAACCTTTAGGTAAGTTAATTGATATAACAGCTACAGATTCAGGCTTGGAAGCCACATTTCGTTTAGCCAAGACTTTTAGAGCCGATGATGCATTAGAAGAAGCTGCAACTGGGCTTCGTGATGGTTTTAGCGTGGGTGTAAAGATTAATGAATGGAAAAATGAGGAAGGCGTGTTAAGAATTAAATCAAGCACACTTCAAGAAGTTTCACTCGTTACAGAACCAGCAATTGATAGCGCAAGAGTGGCTGAGGTTGCAGCTAGTGAAACACCAATAGAGAATTCCGAAGCAACCGCTGAGGATACAACAACAGAGGAGAACAAAGTGTCAGAGATTACATCTGAGGCTCCTATCGCGACCGAAGCGGTAGAAGCGACACAGGCTCCAGTTGTAACAGCCAACTACATGGCATACACAAAGCCACGCGTTGATACAAATGTTACAGCCGGACAATATCTAAATGCACAGGTTCGCGCTATTCAAGGCGATACAGATGCACGCGATTTAGTAGCAGCATTACAAATTGCAACAGTATCTGAGAATACCGGATCTGTTCCACCAAATTATCTACGCGATGCAATTGGAATTATTGATGCATCTCGTCCATTCATTGATTCAATCGAGCGCGCTCCACTTCCTGCAACAGGAATGAAGATCTTCACACCTGTATTGGGAACACAAGCAACAGTTGCACAAACTGCTGAAGGTGCTGAGTTTTCATCAACAGATACAACTGTTACATACCAAGAAGATACAGTAGTTAAGTTCGCTGGTGCTAACATTGTAAATGTTGAATTGTTTGATCGTTCTGCTATTGATGGTGGATCATTTGCTGATTTATTAGTTCGTGAGTTAGCAGCATCTTACGCACAAAAGACAGATGCTTATGCATTAGGTCTTGCACGCGATGCAGCAGTAGCTTCAACTGGAGCATCAATTTATGCAGCAATTGCTGATGGTATTGCTGATTCATATGAGGTAACTCGCTCAACTCCAAATCGTCTATGCGTTGCTCCAACAGCAGCTGGAACAGTTAGCTTCACAGGCTTACTTTCAGCAGTTGATGGTTCTAACCGACCTCTATTTGCAGCAGCGCTTCCACAGAATGCTGGCGGTCTAATTTCTCAAGGTTCAACTCAGGGAACAGTCGCAGGACTTTCACTTGTTGTTGATCCAAACTACACAGGCGATAAGTTTGCATTGGTTTATCCATCAAATGCAATGCGCTTCCATGAGTCACCAAGAATCGAACTTCGTGCCAACATTGTTGCGAACGGACGTATCGAGATTGGTGTTTATGGTTATGTTGCAGTAGTTAATCGCTACCCAACAGCATTCCGCAAACTAACAGTTTCTTAATTTAACTGAGTGCCTGAGGTTGCTCCCGATCTCAGGCATCCTTTAAGGGAGAGTAGAGAGGAAGGTATTTCATGCCTAGCATTATTTCGGCCACCGAGTTAAGAGCCGTGCTTGGGGTATCTTCCGCTCTCTACAATGACACTTATCTAAATGGCATAATAGATACAAGTGAAAACACAATTTTGCCAATGTTGGTTACATTCAAAAGCCCAATTCAAAAAGTGTCGCTGACTGATAATGTCGCCACTTTTACTACACTAGGAATTCATGAATTTACAGCAGGACAATCAGTTGTCATCACAGGATGCGGAAGTCCATTCAATGGAACAAGAACAATACTTGACTCAGATCTTGGCGCATATACCTTCCAAGCTGCAATCACTAATGCCGATGTCATCGAAGCAAATGTTATTCCATCTGGAGTCGCGACTTTATCTGGAGCATCAACTTATGTTGGAAACGAGTCTGTTCGATCAGCAGTTTTCGTTGTTTCCGTTGAAGTCTTTCAATCAAGAGTCGCAGCCGGCGGACAAATAGAAGGTGTCGATTTCACCAGTACGCCATTCCGTATCGGGAGATCGCTTTTCAATAGAGTCGTTGGGATCTTAGGCCCATACATGGATGTTGAAAGCATGTGTCAATAAATGCCAGCATCAACAATTCTTTCATCGGTTAGACAACCACTTGCAACCGCGTTAGCAGGCGTGGCTGGAAATGTTTACGCATTTGTGCCAGAGTCGGTAATTCCACCAGCTGTGGTATGCGTTCCGGATTCACCATATCTTGAAATTGAAACAATTGGCAAGTCATCTGTTAGATGTCGAGTTAATATGACCATTACAGCTGCGGTTGCATATAACAGCAATCCAGCATCACTCGATAATATCGAGCAATTAATAATGAGTATTCTGGCAGTTATTCCAAATGGATATATTGTCGGAGCGGTCGAAAGACCAACAGTTACACAGGTCGGAGCATCAACTTTGTTGATCTCTGATATCAATGTTTCAACCTATTACACACAAACAAACTAAGGAGTCCAAGTGTCTACCACAGTAATCACGGGCAGAGATGTTACCTTCACTATCGGTGGTAACACTTTCGATGCTCAAGCAACAAGTGCAACACTAACTGGCGAAATGAATCGCCAAACCTACGAAACTTTAGATGGCAAGGCTTTCAAAGTTATCGATAACAACTTTACTCTAGCAGTAGAGATGCTAGCCGATTGGGGCGCAACTGGATCACTTTGTGAGATCCTATGGGGCGTTGCAGAGTCAGCACCAAACACAGCAATCAGCACAGTTTTCACAGCTACAACAGGTGCAGTATTTACTTTCCAAGTATTGCCAATGTGGCCTTCAGCTGGTGGAACTGCACCAGATGCACAGACTGTATCTTTGACATTCCAAGTTATTGGAGTGCCAGCAGAAAACTTCGCTTAACAATTAGAAACGGGAGCACTAATGAAACTACCAATTACAATTGAATATAACTCAGGCGAGCAAGCAACTTACATAGCCCAACCGCCTGAGTGGCAAAAATGGGAACAAAAGACTGGGAACATAATCGGTCAAGCATCTGAAAAGATGGGCATAAGTGATCTTATGTTTTTGGCATATCATGCTCATAAGAGAGAAGCTGCGGGCAAAGCAGTTAAACCTTATGAGATATGGTGCGAAACAGTAATCGATGTTCAAGTCGGTGATGCAAACCCAAAAGCCACAGAGAAGGAAGCCTAAGCCGGTTATTGGTTCAGTTAGCAATAGCAACTCAAATACCAATGAGCGAATGGGTTGATGCAGACGATGTAATGACAGCTATCGAGATATTGGAGCAGAGGAATGGCGAATGACACAATCGCATATAATAAATCCGACCTGCGCGATATTTACAAAGCGTTCAAACTTATGGATGAAACTGCAACCGATGAAGCAAAACGCCAATCTGCTGCTCTGGCGTATTATGCATCTGAAGAAATTAAAGCGGCAGCTGCGAATAGAACAAAGTCAGGCATCGCAGCGAAAAGAATTGCAGATGGCGTTAAGGTCAGCAAGTCAAGCAAAATTGGTGAGTTCCGTTATGGTTTCGCATCACAGAGGTTTTCGGGTGGGGCTACGACTCAAACCTTATGGGGTGGTATGGAGTTTGGATCAAATAAGTTCAAACAGTTCCCTACATATTCTGGAAGGCAGGGCAGAGGTAGTCGAGGATGGTTTATCTATCCAACCCTTCGCAGAATTCAGCCTGAATTGATTAATAAATGGGAAGCAGCATTTAGTAGAATTCTTAAGGAGTGGGTCTAATGGCAAGAGATAATAGAACTTTAAAACTATCGATACTTGCCGATGTTGATGATCTAAAAAAGAAACTAGGCGAAGCCGATAAATCGGTAGAAAATAACGCAAACAAAATAAGTGAATTTGGAAAGAAAGCTGCGTTGGCATTTGCTGCTGCTGGTGCTGCTGCCGGCGCATTTGCTATATCAGCTGTTAAAGCTGCTGCTGAGGATGAGAAGGCTAGAAAATCCCTTGAGCAGACAATTAGAGCCAATACTAGGGCTACTGAGGAACAGATCAGATCAATTGATGTTTATATTACTAAGCAAGCAATTGCAACTGCTACCACCGATGATGTTTTAAGACCAGCGTTATCTCGGTTAATTCGTTCGACTCAGGATGTTACTAAGGCACAGGAATTATTAAGCCTTGCTCAAGAAATCAGCGTGGCAACTGGTAAGCCATTAGAAACAGTTACAAACGCATTAGGTAAAGCCTATGATGGGTCAAATACTGCATTAGGTAAGTTAGGTCTAGGAATAGATGCTGCAACCTTAAAAACTAAATCATTTGATGATATTACTAAAGAGTTAAAGACTACCTATGGCGGGTTTATTGCCAATGAATCTACTAACGCTGAATTTAAGTTTAGACAATTAACTATTGCTATGGATGAGGCTAAGGAACAAATAGGAGCAGCATTACTGCCTATCTTTATCAAATTCGCTGATTATCTAATTCAAAGAGTAGTTCCCAACATTCAAGCATTTATATCTGGATTAACTGGAGATAACTCAATCGCGTCAGAAACAGCTAAAGCGACCGAAGGTGCTTTTCAATTTGGTGAACAATTACGAGGAGTTATTAAGTTTGTAATTAACATTAAAGATGAATTGATTATATTAGGTGGAGTTATAGCCACAGTATTTGTTGTCAATAAAATTGCAGCGTTTGTTACCGCTATTGGAACATTAATTGCAGCCATGAAAACACTTAGAACAGCAGCAGCAGGTGCAGGTGTTGCAACTGCATTTGCTACTGGTGGAGCATCTGTTGGAACAGCAGCAGCAGCATTAGCAGCTGTGGCAGTTACTTATGGATTAAGTCAATTTGCTAGAGGCGCAGACGAAACTGGAGCAGGTGGATCATCATTTGAATATGGTGCAGGTAATCCACAATTTGGTTTGCCAACACGCGGTGGCGGAACAGGCGGTGGCGGTTTTGGTGGTGGTGGTGGTGGTGGTGCAGGTGGTGGTGGTGGTGGTGGTGCAGGTGGTGGCGGTGTTAGCACTCAAGCAGCTACTAGCTTAAAAGATTTAGCAGATAAATTATTAAGAGTTCAAGATCAATTTACAGATTTGACATTCCAAGTTGCAACAGGTGGAATTTCTAAATCAGCTGCACAAAAACAATTTGATGCTTTAGAAGAACAATTTAGAGTATTAGAAAAACAAGGCAATACATTGGCAGCCAATCCAAATATAGTTATCAACGTATCAGGTGCATTAGATCCAGAGGGAACTGCTAGAGCTGTTGCTAATCAATTAAATAGTCAGGCTGCTAGAAGCGTAACCGCGCTTAG